TACAAAATCAACAATTCCATTTTTTAAGCGCTAAGGCTTTTCTGGTTGGTTCGCCATTCTTATCTTTCATTGCTCCAGGCATACCACCCATTCTAGCACAAAAACTTTTACGTCTTTTTGCCGCTTTGCTATCTGGATCTAATTTACTTGGTGGTGTAGTAACCGCCATTTGAAGTTTACTTTTAGGATTTTCTCTTCTATAAGCATCAACGCCCTTTTGCGTTAACCCACCAGTAGAACTTTTGTGACCTTTTGCATCAATTGCATATTCCAATAACTCGTCATCACTAATAGCATCAAATAAATCCCAAAGGTAATCACTGGTAAATCCGTTGTCAGTTGCATATTGTTCAACGGTACTTTCAATCATATCAAATATTTCTTCAACGTTTTCATTAGCCACACAGTTATTCACCTTTTTGCCATCTTTTATTTTGGTGCCTTCTTTATGGTAATTTTTCCAACATTTAAAACTTAGAAAATTCTTTTTTTCTGATATGTCTTCCATAAATATTCCCTTATTAAATTGGTCTCCCATGACAGATTTGAACTGCCGACCTATCCGCCCCAAACGGATCGCTCTACCAAACTGAGCTAATAGGAGTTGTTATAAAGGGCGTTTTCTGTTTTTAACGTGGGGCACGCCTACCACCATTTCTACATTGGAGCCACTGAAAGGAATCGAACCCTCAACCCCCTGATTACAAGTCAGGTGCTCTACCAATTGAGCTACAGTGGCAATATTTGGAGCGGGATAAGGGAATCGAACCCTACTAAAAGATTGGAAATCTTTTGTTCTACCTTTAAACTAATTCCGCGTTATTGGTGGAGATCCCTGGATTCGAACCAGGTGCCCAAAGGGCACGGATTTACAGTCCGCTGCAGTCACCTATGCCGCTCGACCTCCTAATATTTATTCTCCGCCTTTAAGTAAAAATTTATTAGAAATTGCCTTAAAGTGTAACGAAGGATCGCGAGTATTTTTAAACACAACACCCTCACGTTCAGTTTTATTATTTAGTACACTTTTGCCTTCAGCATAATCTAATAAGCCGCTAATTACGTCATTAACGTTTACGCTAGTTCCAGCTGGACTTCTGTATAAACTAACTTTTTCTAATACTTTAACGTGATTTAAACCTAATTTTTCAGCTAAGGCTACACGTTCTTCGCTATTCAAGTATTCACCTTTATCAATATCGTAGATAGTAAATACATGAAATTGAGTTCCTAAGATTCTGTATTTATTACCTTGGATTCCTTCGCCAATTAACTCGCCTTGAATTGCAATATTACGATCTGGAACTAATTCGCGTAATTTATTTTCAATATCATCAGCACGAGCTTGTCTCCAGAATGAATTTTCCTCAGTATCTTTTAACTCAAGGTTACGAGAACACACACCAAAGTTACGAACAGGATTTCCTTCTTCATCCGCTGCATTTTTAATGTAAACAGTCATAGAACTGCCATCATATTTTTCAGTTACTTCCCACTGATCATCAGAACCAATCCATTGGTATAACGATCTAGACAAGTTTTGAACACGTTCTTCATCGGTTTTAGGTATAAAGCTTGGAAAGTTTCCTTTCGCCATACCAGCTAACTGAGTTGGCATTGGTGGTTCATACTTATGAATATTCAGTAAATCAGAAACGTCCATATCTTCTTCATAATAAATGATAGGCATAGTTTCTAATTTAACATTTAAATCTTCCAGCGACTTTTTAACCGCATCATACACAACAGTCAGCGGTAATAGTAAACCCTGAGAAATCTGTTTACGCAATCTTACAGTTCTTAGGCGTTCGCCTTTTATACCGTTATATTCACGAGGTTCTTTGCCTTCACTGGTAAGGAAAGGAGCAAGTTCATTTGGAATAAAGCTATCAATCTCAAAGTAAACAGCAAAGGTATTAACTTCGAATTCGCCTTTCTTTACTACAACTTTCCAACCGCCTATACTAGCAGTTTCAATTAAATCTGCGCCGTCAATAGGCTCTAACGCATCAATTTTTCTAACAGTAGCTAACTTTCTCATAATATATTCCTCACTAGATTAACTCATTACAGTCTATTATACGCTGTTTTTACAAAAAGTAAAGCCTTATTTTGGATGCAGACCTATTTCCTAACCGCGCTCACACCTACTCAAAACTGGACTCCCTAGCCGAATTTGAATCGACACCTCAAGGTTTTGCGGACCCGCACACTACCGTTATGCTATAGGGAGTAAAATTTGGTGTCCTCGCCAGGATTCGAACCTGGAACCAAATTCTTATGAGGAATACGCTCGACCGTTGAGCTACAAGGACATTAATAATCTTAAACAGTTTAACCATCAAGTTATTGTTACTAATTAAAGAATCGAACTTTACGATGCAACCCTAAGTCACACGCTCCCGTTAAGCATCAATAACAATACTGAATAGTGCTTGTCTTTCCAAGCAGTCACCAGTCCACTTAACATGTACAAGCTGGTTCGGTACACTCCTGCCGTATTATTCTCCCAGCAGGCTAAGGAGATAAAATTTATTTAGAATCAAAAAGCTTTTGCTTTAACAAATAGCCTTCTAACGCCCAAATCTTATTTCTAGCATTATCTTTTGCGATTTTTCTTCCAATTTCAGCGTCAAAATTTTCTAGCGATGCCGCAGCAGATTCACCGCTAACGTTAAAGCCGTTTTTTAATGTTAATAAACAAACAGTAAAAGTTGTATTTGGAAATACATAATAATCCTCACCAACAATTGCATTATCAATATCAGCAGGACTTAAACGTGGAGCATTTAAACCTTTTGACTGAATTTCTTGTTCAATTTCTAATTCTGTTGCCAATTTATTCACCTTATGTCAAGTTATAATAATAATTGATAGTTGCCGGTGCTGATCTCCGGCTCTTAGCTGACGGCACGAGCGTGCTATATTGCGCATCAGCCTACGCATTAACTATCAAGGATTGGCGCTTAACGCGCTACTACAAAACAATTTATGTAGTTTCTAACGCCAATCTTTCATAGTGCTGTCTTTCCAGCTGTCAGTTATTTTTTGTGCTTTAAGGCTTCCCGCATAACTACATTAGCCACTATTATTTGATTGGTAGTGCTTCCAATTTTGATAGTAACCCCGATCCAAATCGACTAGGCTATCAACTCAGGTATATTATAACCGGTTAACTCAAAAAAGTAAAGTTTATTTAAAGAGCAGCAATCGCCGCCACTTCACCAACTTCTGTCAAAACTGCGATAGTTTCAGCGCTACCGGCTACTTCAGCTACAGTGCCAGCAGCTGCTACAGTTCCTTCTACAGCCGCTGTACCGGTCGAAACGATACTATCGTATACAGTTTTAGCCGCTACGCCGGTAGCAATATCAACAACGCCGTTACCAACTGCTTCAGCTTCATGTTTAACAGCGTGACCAATTTTAGAAAAAATATTCATAATGTTATCTCAAGTTGTTGAGTTTGTATAAGGTTTCGTTGTTTAATGATTGTAAGGTATCTATAATGTTTTGAATTTCACTTTCTGCCCCGCAATCTGCTCTGTTTGCATCAACCCAAGAACGTAAGGTAGCCACCAGTTGGACTGCATCACTAGGGTTATTAACAACAGGATAGTCGTTAATAATCCCATTTCTCCCCTGATGATTTTCCGCAAGCGAATCCGCAATGTCGATAACTGCATTATAGAACTCCTCCAGCGCTTTATGCTGAGCGTAGCTTGTTGTTTGTAAATGTGCGATATGAGCTTTATTTCTCGCGTCAAATAATAACGCAATTAATTGTGGCATTTTATTCATTTTTATATATAATCCTATTTTGGTGGAAAGGTATTTCTTAATGACACAGGTCGAGTATGCCATTAAGAAATAAAGGCGCTAACCTTTATTCCATTAAACTATTCTTCTGTTTGAGCTTCTTCAACAGGTTCTTCTTGAGCAGCCGCTAATTCTGCCGCTTCTACCTGAGGACGACCCTGATACTGAATTTTAGCGATAATATCGTTGACATCACGGTACGGTTCTTCAGAAAGAGTTTCAAGAATAAAGTTCACGTCTTCAACAGGCAATTGTAAATTGATAAGCATATAATAAATTCCAAAATAATAAAGTTAAGAAGATTTGCCCAAATTATACTTAGGGCATAGTTCCCAGTCAGATTTTTCCTGAAATGAAAGAATCTTAATGGTGTTTAAAGAGCATGTAACAAGTTCATCTTTATTGACGATTTCTAGTAAACCCCAATCGTTCAATAATTTGGCAATGGTATTCCTACGTTTAATATCATCTTCTGATATAGAAGTAGGCTTATTATCAAGTTCAAACAATTGTTTAAAATGAACCAGATAATATTTACCTTGTTTATGCAATATATGAGCTGTCTGGTATAGTTTCTTTTCTTGTTTAGAAGCAATACCGATACGGCTTAATGTTTCACGAACCTTTAAAAAATCATCAGGTTGTTTTAATGTGATTTCCAATAAATCATACTTTTCCATGTTTTTGTTTCCCACCCGTACCCATTTGTTCTCTGACAGTATCAATTTGACTTTCAGTTAATAAGGCAAGAGCCAACGCTCCTTTTTCTTTGCTGTAATTAAAATAATCGCATACCAGATTCAAGTCATCTGAACTATCAGCTTTCTTGACCCATTTCGAAAATCGTTTCTTTTTCTTGATCGACGCACGCAAAAAATCATTTGCCATATCCTTAGGTAGATTAGGATAACGATTCATTTCGTTAGCCTGCAAAACCGTATCGACATAATACGATAAACCCCTATTAATAATGAATGGTGTATATTCCTTAATAGATTGTTCATCAACAAGTAAATTTTCTTTTGTTACGTTTATTGCATTCAGATAGTCAAAAAGCTTCGCCATAATATAATTCCCATAATAAACTGTATGCATCATTATTATTTATAGTTATTGGAGTTTCACTCACCATCAATAATGTAAATAATGTAATCAGGAAAAGAATCTTTCAAATGCTGGATTAATGCGTCATAATCATCACTTTTACCAAGATACTTTGATGTTTTATTTTCATAAGCAAAAAACAAATTAGAATGCTTTTCAACCTTAACATAAATTTGCTTCATCCCATCAAGTTCATTAGAGTTAAGACCGCGCCCGTAAAGTGCCCCGAGAAAAAAGGAAGCTGCCATTAAAGAAATAATAGAAATTAATTGCATCATAATTTATGTAAACTGTCGATAGGGTGGGAAATAAATTTAATTATCTGTTCAGTTGTGTACCATATACCGGTTAAAACGTTAATAATACAACTGATTATGAGTGCTATTGTTTTCATCATTATCGGAACGCCACACTGGACATGATTTCTGTGAGTGCCGCCATAATATTCAATTCTTGGTCAGCGACGAAAGCAGATTTGTATGAATAATCTGCCATAATTAAAATTAACTGAGGAACAGAATTAGGTTCAACCAACGTGGAAGAATAATCATAAAAATGTCTGAACAACTCTACACAATCAACATCATTCATACCTACCCATTTTCTAACTTCAGTAAAGTTTTTTTCTTTTATATAGCCGATTAATGCTTTATAAGAATCATCGTTGAAGTTTGATAATATGCCAGAATCAATTTTACCTGATACAGAATAACGCTGTAGTTCATTTAAAACCCTACGATAATCTGGGAAGAATTTAGTAATAACCTCGGCAACCACTTTAGGATCGTATTCAATCTTTTCTTCAGCTAGAATACCACATGCCCGTTTAAAGAATTTAGCGGCTAACTCTTGTTTCTCGCTTTTTTCGATAGTAAAGTTTAACGAGGTGCATCTCGAATGGATAGGTTCAATTAATTTCTGAGGAAAATTACAGGTAAGAATAAATCTACAGTTAGCGCTGAATGTTTCGATAAAACCGCGTAAAGCCGGCTGAAACGAATTAGCATTTAACCCGTCTGCTTCATCAAGAATAACAACTTTAGTACCACCACCAAACGATACAGTAGAAGCAAATGATTGAATCTTACTTCTAAGCACATCAATACCAGATTCCATAGATGCGTTGATGAATAATACGTCAGCATCTAATTCATTACAAAGAGCAAATGCCGCTGTAGTTTTACCCGTACCAGCACCGCCTGATAATAACATATTAGGAATCTCGCCTTGTTTAACGATATCTTTTAATGTTTGTTTCATTCGCTCAGGTAAAATACAGTCATCAATTTTAGATGGACGGTATTTTTCAACATATAAGAATTCTTCTGGTTTTGCGATTAAACTCATAAATTTTACTCCTCAATGATAACATAATAAATTTGAAGCTGATT